GTAGAGATTCGTGATGATAAAGATGTTGCTGATGTATCAAAGGATATAAAATGAAATTAGGGGGTAGATATGGAAGACTATCTTATAGAAATGAGATTGAGTAGAGCATTTGCATGTGAGTTTGAGAAGTTTTGGCGTACATATCCAGATAGAATTACACCTGAACTTTTTAAGTCTTACGTAGAGTTAAAACAACACTATGAAGTTGAAATGGAAAAGAATTTATCATAGCGAGAACTAATGTTTATATTTGATGTAGAAACTCTTGGAGTAGAATCTAATGCTGTCGTTCTATCGGCAGCATTGATTCATTTTGACCCAGAGAAGCGACCAATATATCAAGACCTGCTCGACAATGCATGCTTTGTTAAGTTTAATGTACAGCATCAAGTTGAAGCTGGTAGAACTATAAGTGAATCTACTCTTGACTGGTGGAAGGAACAACATCGTTATGTGAAAGAAGTTAGTTTGCATCCTTCCAGAGATGATCTGAGTATGAAAACTGGAATGAAAATATTGCACGATTATATGGCAAAATATCCAAATGCAAATAAACAAACAATGTGGGCTAGAGGCTCATTGGATCAATTGGTAATAGATTCATTAGCAGTGAAAGTTGACATGCAAGAAATTGCAGAGTATCATATGTGGCGTGATGTCCGAACTGCAGTCGATATTCTCTACGGTACTACAAATGGCTATGTAGAAGTAGATCATCCTCTATTCAAACGACATGAAGTTATTAAACATCATCCCGTTCACGATTGCGCACTCGACGCAATGCAACTTATGTATGGAAAGCAAGTTTAATGCAATTTTATACTAACGTATATCCCTATGGCAACAAGATGTTGGTTCGTGGTTATGAACACGGCAAAGCATTCTCATATAGAGTAGATTACTCTCCAACCCTTTTCGTTGCATCTAAAAAACCTGGAAGCAAATGGAAGACTCTTGATGGAAAGGTGCTTGATGAGGTACAACCTGGCACTATAAAAGAAACGAGAGAATTTATTAACAGATATGAGGATGTTGCTGGATTCGAATTGAATGGTAACACAAACTATGTCTGTCAGTATATCAGTGATACATATGACTATGATATCAACTGGGACGTAGACCAAATAAAAACATTCTATCTTGACATCGAAACTTCCACTGAGGGAGGATTTCCAGATGTTAAAACTACGAACGAAGAGATTCTTCTAATCACAATCAAGAATTCCAAAACAAAAGTAATTACGACTTTTGGAACAAAAGAATATACAAAGATCAGAGATGACGTTAACTATGTTTTCTGTTCAAGCGAGCGTCAACTGCTCACTAGATTTATGGATTTCTGGCAGGCAAACTATCCTGATGTAATCACTGGTTGGAACATTGCATTCTTTGACATACCATATCTTGCTGGAAGAATTACAAGAGAACTTGGAGAAAACGTAGCATCTAAACTCTCACCATGGGGATTGATTCAGCACCGCAGCATATACGTCAAAGGTAACGAGGAAATCTCTTATGACCTGCACGGCATTGCTCAGCTTGACTACTTGGACTTGTATAAAAAGTTTACATATACCAAACAAGAATCCTACAAACTAGACTATATCGCAGAGCAAGAACTAGGTGAGCGCAAGAAAGAAAATCCTGGAGTTGACTTTAGAGATTTCTATTCTAACTATTGGAAAGACTTCGTTGAGTATAACATTCACGACGTAGAACTTGTTGAGATGTTAGATGATAAGATGCGTCTACTTGAATTGCTGTACACTATGGCGTACAACGCCAAGATTAATTTTGAAGATGTGTTTTCTCAGGTTCGTATGTGGGATGCCATCATTTACAATCATCTACGTAGTAAAAACATAGCAATTCCCATTAAGAAAAATGGTGGATCAAAGAGTACTCAGTTTGAAGGTGCATTTGTCAAGGATCCAATAATTGGTCGACATAGATGGGTCGCTTCGTTTGACTTGAATAGTTTGTATCCGCATTTGATTATGCAGTACAATATCTCTCCAGAGACATTGACTGATGAAAAGATCTCTTGTTCAGTCGATAAACTTTTAAACAAAGAGATTGATACTTCTTATCTACAACGTAGAGATCTGGCACTGACTGCTAATGGATGGTGTTACGCCAGAGAACATAAAGGGTTCATGCCTGAGTTAATGGAAAAGATGTATACTGACCGAAGCAAATTTAAGAAACAGATGCTAAAGGTTCAGCAGGAGTATGAGAATGATAAAGGCAACAAACAGCTTGTCAAAGAAATAAGTCGCCTGAATAATCTGCAGATGGCGATGAAGATTGCACTCAACTCTGCTTACGGTGCCATGGGTAACGAGTTCTTTCGTTACTTTGACATACGTATGGCAGAAGGAATCACGACATCTGGTCAATTGTCTATTCGTTGGATTGCTAATAAACTAAACGAGTTTATGAATAAGACGATGAAGACGCAGGAAAATGATTATGTTATTGCTATCGATACAGATTCAATCTATCTTTCTTTGGAATCTTTAATTGAAAAACTGTGCGAAGGTAAAACCACAGAGCAGAAAATTAAATACATGGATAAGGTTTGCGAGGAGATCTTCCAACCGTTCATTGATAATAGTTATCAAGAGTTGGCAGATTATATGAATGCGCACTCGCAAAAGATGCAAATGAAGCGAGAAGTTCTTGCTGATCAAGCGATCTGGACTGCCAAGAAACGCTACATATTAAATGTACATAACTCTGAAGGTGTACAGTATGCCAAACCTAAGTTGAAGGTCATGGGTTTGGAGATGGTTAAGTCTTCAACTCCAGCAGCCATTCGTGATATGCTTAGGGATTCTATTCAAGTTATCTTAAAAGGCAGCGAAGAAAATCTACATCAATACATAGAACAGAAAAGAATACAATTTCTAGAGATGCCTGTTGAAGATATTGCATTTCCGCGAGGTGTCAACGGTGTGAAGATTTATGCTGGTTCTCCAATCTATGCAAAAGGAACTCCAATCCATGTTCGCGGTGCTCTGTTGTATAATCATTATGTGAAACAAAGGGGATTAGATAAAAAGTATCAGGCGATTCGTGATGGCGATAAGATTAAGTTTGTATACATGAAGATGCCTAATCCGATTCAAGAAGATGTTATTGCCTTTGTGCAGCACTTACCGAAAGAACTAGAATTGCATACATACATAGATTATGATAAACAGTTTCAAAAGGTTTTTCTTGACGCATTACAGATTGTTATTGAACCACTAGGATGGAAAACCGAAAAGGGAAGTTCTCTGGAGGAATTCTTTGGATAATATCAAGATCATAAAGACTGGTATAAATGTATCAAAGATAGTTCGTCAACTGGAAATGTATCCTGAAGATTGGGGGATGCAGAAAAGGGTTGACGGTGCGCAGTCTATGTTAGATAGAGGATTCCCAGAAATTGAAGCTGGAGTTTTACAGTTAGTTGTGGGTGGTATAGAACATGAAGGACAATATGTTGGAGACACAGAAATTTGCATACCAACAGAGGCATGCAGAAGACACACAGAAATTATTAATTTTCTAAGAAGAAACTTTAAGAGATTTAGTCGATGTGGATTTTTGTCTTTGCCAGTTGGCGGATCAGTTGGAAAGCACATAGACTTTGGCAGTTACGATCAGACAAGAGATAGATACCATCTATCAATACTTGGAAGATACAAATATATGGTTGGTGATGAAGAATATATTGTTGAACCTGGAACTCTATTATGGTTCAATAACAAACTCCCGCACGGAACAGAAAATCTTGGGGACTGTGTTCGTGTAACTTTTGTATTTGATGTTCCGCATCACAAAAACAATCCAAAATAACTTTACATTTAATCAGATATGTAGTATAATACTGTAATAACTTAAGAGGATATTATGAGCATACTAGACAAACTTAAAAAGAATTCCACTATTAAGGACACATCAGTCCTTTCGCAATCTAAGTTCTTTACAAAGAAAGATATGATCCCGACCACGATTCCAGTTCTCAATGTGGCATTGTCTGGTCGTCTTGATGGTGGACTGACACCAGGACTTACAATGTGGGCAGGTCCGAGTAAGCACTTCAAAACTGCATTTAGTTTGTTAATGGCGAAAGCATATCTCGACAAATACTCTGACGGTGTTGTTTTGTTTTATGATTCAGAGTTTGGTACACCACAATCCTACTTTGACTCTTTCGGCATCGATAGTGAGAAAGTTATTCATACACCAGTCACTGATGTTGAGCAGTTAAAATTTGATGTAATGAAACAATTGGAAACTATTGAACGAGAAGATCATGTAATTATTCTAATTGATTCTATTGGTAATCTTGCGTCAAAGAAAGAAGTTGAGGATGCATTAGATGGCAAAGCAGTTGCAGATATGTCTCGTGCCAAGCAACTGAAGTCGCTGTTTCGTATGGTCACCCCACATTTGACTCTAAAAGATATTCCTATGGTCGTAGTCAATCATACATATAAAGAGATTGGTCTGTATCCAAAAGATATCGTGGGTGGCGGTACAGGTTCTTATTATTCAGCCGACAATATCTTTATCCTTGGTCGTCAACAAGAGAAAGAGGGAACTGAGTTGATCGGCTACAACTTCATAATCAATGTAGAGAAATCAAGATATGTCAGAGAAAAATCTAAAATTCCTGTTACTGTTTCTTTTGATGGTGGCATTAGCCGTTGGTCTGGTTTACTTGATATTGCACTCGAATCTGGGCACGTTATTAAACCATCCAATGGTTGGTATTCGCGCGTAGATGACGACGGTGTTGAGGAGAAGAAGTATCGCCTCAAGGAAACCGACAACAAAGATTTCTGGATGCCAATCCTAAAACAAAAATCGTTTATCAATTTTGTAAAGAACAAATATCAAGTTGCTGCTGGAGAAATCCTAAAGGATGAAGATATTGCTGAGGAACTTGACAAGATAGACGAGGAAGAATATGGCGAGAACACTTAAACCTTACGTTGTAATGCATCACAAAGAAGCAGGTATTGATGCGATAAAGTTGACGGAAGGTCCATTTGAGGGTATAATGTATACCTATGGTGTTGTTAACTTCGAAGAAGACGAAGAAAATGATACACTGAAAATGCATTTTGAGTATGAGATATTAGATAATGGTGGTAAAGGGTTTGGTAACAAAGAACCATTTGAGCAGTATATTGGTGATATCCTTCAAGATTTAATTCATGAGGGAATTGCGGAAAATAGCATAACTTACACAGGTGGAGTTGATGAGAATAGAGACAGCGATTCTGTCGAATCTGATAAACAATGAAGAGTATTGTCGTAAGGTCGTACCGCATTTAAAGAAGTCTTATTTTGCAGATAGAAAAGAAGCAGCAATTGCTTCTTTATTAATTAAGTTTTTTGAACAGTATAACAAGCCAGCAAGTCCAGAAATTCTAGCCATTGAGATTGGTAACCTATCTGGATTTACGGACAAAGAAGTCCCAGAGATGCTGGAGTATGCCAAACAACTAACCACTGCTGAAGAGAATGAAGAGTGGCTAATACAAAACACTGAGAAGTTCTGTAAGAACAGAGCAGTTTACAATGCCATTCTTGATTCTATCAAGATCATTGACGGTAAAGATCCAGCGCATACTCAAGACGCCATACCATCTATCCTCTCAGATGCATTGGCAGTATCATTCGACAACCATGTAGGACACGACTACATAGAGAATGCACCAGAACGCTATGACTTTTATCATAAAGTCGAGGAGAAGGTTGCATTTGATCTTGATATGTTCAACAAGATCACTAAGGGTGGACTTAGCAAGAAAACATTGAACATTGTTTTGGCTGGTACTGGTGTTGGTAAATCATTGTTTATGTGTCATGTGGCAGCATCTGCACTGGTAGCAAACAAAAATGTATTATACATAACTATGGAGATGGCTGAGGAACGTATCGCTGAACGTATTGACGCGAACCTTCTTAACCTGACGATGGATGAGTTGAAAGTTGTAGACAAGGATATTTTTGAGAGTAGGATTGATAGGATTAATAAGAAAACTCAAGGCAAACTTATTGTTAAAGAGTATCCAACAGCAAGTGCTCATGCGGGTCACTTTCGTGCATTGCTTGAAGAACTAAAGATGAAGCGAGAGTTTAAACCAGACATTATAATGATTGACTATTTGAATATCTGTGCAAGTCAACGTATGAAAATGAATGCAAATGTAAACTCTTATACATATATTAAAGCCATTGCTGAGGAGTTGCGTGGGTTGGCAGTTGAATATAATGTCCCAATTATATCAGCTACACAAACAACTAGATCTGGTTATACTAATTCAGATCCAGGATTGGAAGATACTTCTGAATCATTTGGTCTTCCAGCAACAGCAGACTTTATGATTGCACTGGTTAGTAATGAAGAGTTGGAACAATTGAATCAGATTATTGTTAAGCAGTTGAAGAATCGTTACAGTGATCCCAACTATTACAAGAGATTCGTCATTGGAGTTGATCGTTCTAAAATGAAACTTTACGATGTTGAATCTTCTGCACAGGTCGGTCTGGCAGATTCTGGACAGAAAGAAGATGATAGTCCAGCATTTGACAAAAGTGATTTTGGTAAAAGATTACAGAGCGATTCTTTTAAAGGGTTTAAGTTTTAAGGAGAAGATATGAAAGTTATTGTCGCTGATAAGAAAATCAATTGCGAACATTTACTTGGGCAGTTTCTTGACGAGAGTCATTATGATACTCTGATCGAAGAAGATGCAGATGTATACATGCCAGATATTCCAGGTCAGGCAGAGTCGCTATCAGAAGAAAGAATAATTCTAAAGTTTCGTAAAAACTACTTTTCTAAAGAGCAGCAGGATGCAGCGTATGCTGGTTTGAGAGAGGCAGCAACTGAAACGCAGAATCGTGGTCTTGCTGCTGGTCCACGAGCTGAGAAACTTGGCAATCGTGAATGGGTGACAGAGTATCAATATGATATCATAGATCAGTTTTTGAAACCAACAGAAAATCTTTTTGGCGAAGATCCAATCGAAGAGATTAAGAAGAAATACGAAAACAAAAAAGATTCTGTATCTAACAGAGCCAGAGTTTGGTCTATTGAAAGAGTCAAACAAGAGAACTTTGAGTTTGAAACTTGGGTAGAGAAGGCACGAAAGATGTCTAAGGATGCAGCAAGAGATTCTGCTGAGTTTGTTGCAGATAAACTAATCTGTCAAACTACATATGCCAACTCTGTTAATTCTGGTATTGCTGGATGGTTTGATCGTTATCCTAGAATACCATACGGTCGTGCTACTTCTTATACCAGAGATAATTTTGATAAGTTTAAACTGGCATTTCCATTTCTTCAGACATTGGCGACGGGATTCAAAGAACTTATGCCGTGGAGATATGCAAACCAGATGGAAGCAGCAAACAAGATTGATTCTAGATTTCTTGTACCAGAAACTCCATTTACAACAATCACAGTTAACAAGACATTTAGAACTGCAGCCCACAGAGATGCTGGTGATTTGAACTCTGGTTTATCAAATCTGTTAACTCTCACAAACAATGGAAACTATACAGGAGCATATCTTGTAGCACCAGAGTATAGAGTCGCAGTAAACGTAAGACCTGGAGATCTATTGTTGATTAATAATCACGATGTTATTCATGGAAATACACCAATCATATGTCATGATGAAGTAGCCGAGCGTATCAGTCTTGTTTGTTATTTCCGTGAGAAGATGTTAGAACTTGGCAGCAAAGAGTATGAAGATACTAGATTTGATTTTGTTGAGAACAGAAGACTCAATAAAGAACATCCAGAGTGGCGTCCATTATGGAATGGTGTATCTCAGGGAATGTGGACGAGCGATGAATGGTATGACTATTGTGAGTCTAAACTAGGTAGATCTGAACTGGTAAAGTATCATCCAGAAGCAGACAAGTCAACAATTGAGGAGTTCTTTGCATAATGTGTGCCGTCATTGGATTGATTATACAGAAACCCTCTAAAGAGGATTTTGACATGATACACAGAGTATTTCTTGAATCTAAGATTCGTGGAATGCATGCTACTGGTATGTCGTTCTTACCAAAGTGGAGTTTCAAAATTGAAACAATTCAAGAGCCAATCCCAGCAGACAAATTTGTAGAGAAATATCTTCACAATGACAATCTATCCGACATGCTTGCAGAAGATGGCAATCTATATTTAATTGGTCATTGTCGTTATTCGACCAGTGATCTTGAGTATAATCAACCATTGTATTACAATGAGAAATCTATCGTTCATAATGGCGTCATCACTCAAGAGTTGCCAGAGAAATGGAAAGACCTTTATGGATACGACTGCATTACTAAGAATGATAGCGAATTAGTTTTACATTCTGAAGATCCACTGAATGAGTTTTCTCATATGTCAATGGGTGTAGTTGAACTCTATTTAACTAGAAGAATGCGTTTCTATAGAAATGGTAAACGTCCTCTGTATTTCACGGCAGTGCAAAATGGATATGTTGTGACTTCTACACCAGACATAGCAAAGCGTGCTGGTCTTGAGATGTCAACAGAGGTTCCAATGAATACATATATGACGATCGACTCTAACCTTACAACTGATATTAAAAAAGTTTACGTGGACAATCTTGACTTACAAGAGGTAGAATATGAAACAATATCCATCTGAGAATTACACATGGGGTTACGAGATAGAATGGGGTGACATTGATCGTCGTCTGCAGGTTCCTGAGAATCTCGGTAAATGGGAATATGCAGAAACTGATATTGTAAACATTCATGATCCATTTAAATATGTAGCGTGCGATCCTTTGGGTGAAGAGCCATATATGGGTGGTGAGATAAATACCATGCCAACTAAAACATGGAAGCAACAGGTCGATCGTATTATGGAATTACATGATTTCTTTGTAAGTAATGGAAATCAGCCATCAGCGTCATGCGTCAATCATGGGCATTTACACGTATTTGTTCCTGGTCTTAAAGATGACGTAGACGGTCTCAAGCGTCTGGTTAAATATATCAAAGAGAATCAAAATGATGTTATTGAATCCTGTTACCAGTTCTATGAGGCAGGACAAATGAAGTCATGTAAAGGTGCTAAGATGTATCTCAAGTATGATGGTGGTAGACCAATGCCAGATTATATGTGTGATAACATTATCAATCTAGCGAAAGACTTTGAAGACTTTATTCGTCTACATGCAGCAGGCAAGGATGGAGTTTCTATGGGAAGACCATTTAGGTATGCCATCAATACGTATTGCATGAAACACACAGGCACTATTGAGTTTCGTTGTTTTAGATCATCAGTTAGTAGAGAGGAAATAGAATCGCAATTTAAGTTCGCAGAGAAATTTATTTCTGCTGCACTAAACAATGGACCATCCGTCAAAGAAATTCTTTCTACTGATGACTATAAATTCCCACCATTCGTATGGAATCTAAATGAATACGTAGGATGGGAGAAAACAAAGTATCCCAAAGAGCGTGGTGAGAAACATCGTGAATACCATGAAGTTGCATAAGTGCACTAAAGAAGAATTCATATCTCAAATATCTGACCACAAAGCGGATAACTTCGCCAAGACTTTCGTTGCCAAAGCAAACATGCAAGAACAGTGGGACTGCTGTATGGGTGCATGGGATAATGGAGAATTGTTAGGCGCAATCATAACTACCGTATCTAAAAAAGATCCAAAGGTAGCCAATCTACAACTACTTCATACATTCTATAAACATAGGGGAAGGGGAGTCGGTAAAGCACTCACTGACTTTTCCTTAACGCATGCAATAGCATCTGGAGCAGTTTACTTTAGAGTTTCTGCAGAGCCAGATGCGGTTCAATTCTATGAGAAATGTGGCATCAAGTTTTGGGGTAAACAGAAGTCTGGTTGCAGTCTTTCTATGTTCAAAGTTGCAAGCAAAGACTATGCCACTGGAATATACGATGAGAACGATCCTGTGATCAGGAAAGCACTATACAGCGGTCGGAAGGGAAGTCTGGCTTCGTCCTACACGGTGCAAGAAAGTGTTGACTTAAATTCATTTCTGTAGTATAATAGAGTTATATTATGGAGGAGTTGATATATGATTTTTGAAG